ACACATCAGCGGTATCAAGTGTTGCACGAGACGTAGCGTTCCCACCAAAGATAACATTGGGCGCTGCCATCAACACCGCTGCGTCTTCACGCTCTGCCAGCTCTTTCATAGCCATACCAACGCGCATTGTGGCAGCATCAAGCATATTATGCCGCACTGTCAGTTCTTGCACATCGGTCAGAGCAACAACAATACCCCACTGCTCCACAGTGACATCAATATTGCCAATGGACAGTGCATTTGTTGGCGGGCTAACGCCTTCGGGCAGCGGTGCAGTCGGCAGCGAGAGCCGGTTAACACGCACAACACGCAGCGTTTTTGACATTTTGTTTTCAAGATTATACGGCTCGGCAATTTTCTGAAGCACCAGAACCCGGTTCAACACATCAAGCAACTTTGCTGCAATGAACACGTTTGGGGCATCGTTCTGGATTGCCAGAAACGTTGTATATGCATCAGCGGGCATGTTATCACCCTCACAGTTAGAAAGAGGTTAGGTGTGTACTAACCTCCCCATTGAACACACTTTAGTAGACATAAATGCATCTATATGCACATTAAAACACAACACCGTCTAACGCCTTCTCCATTTCTTCAAGTGATAAGCTAGAGAAGTTGGCAAAGGTCTGGTCTGCTTTCTGCCGTGCAGCAGCACCTACCCCAAAGTCCTGGGCATTGCCAGCACGATCCAGCTCACGTTGTTTTCTAGCGCTGACCCGTTCACTATATTTGTCAGGCTGTTCTATAACTTCCTTACCAATAAGCCAGCGTTGAATATCTCTACGTGGCATAGGTCTACCTGCCTTATTTGCCTCAGCAAAGATACGCTCTACTTCCTCTTTGTACTCTCTCGACTCAGGATCACTGTAGAAGTCAACATAATCCTTTGCATCTTGAGAAACAAACCTAGCCTGGTCAATGTCCCCACGGTAAATAGGGTCAATGGCTTCACGAAGTTGTTGCCTAGCAATGTCTTCTGTACTACGACCCTGTACAGGGTCAGGTGCAGGAGCCCGTTGTGCCTGCAAGCGCTCAAACTCAGTTTGCACCTGGGACTTGATAAATTCTTGGGCTCGTTCAAAGTCTGTCTGTTCCACCTCAGCCATAGCTACTTAGTCCTTGTTACCTCGATAATGTCCTGTGTAACAGGATCAATATTACCGTCAAAATGATCCTGACATCTCCATATACCCTTCACGCCGAACTCATTCACTCTGTGAAGAACAGCATTTTTATCGTGGGCAGGATTAGCGCCACAGACTTCACAACACATTACTTAGTCCTTTTCAAGATAACAGTAAGCAGCCCAATGAGTCCTGTTGCTGTTCCACCATAGTTCACAGCTACACTATCACCTGGATAGATTTCAGTTGGTGTGGCAATCAGAGCTGGTGTAGCCTGGAATGGTGCCGTCTCTTCCACATCCATGACTGCACCAAGCTGGCTAACGCCACTGGCAACTGCTTCAACTTGCTGACACACAAGCACATCAACAGTTGCACCCGTGCTGCCTGTCACCCTGACAATCACGTTGACATACTCCACAACCCACACACCCTGAAAACAGCGCCAGATATACTGTGCTACAGGCGTTGCATTCAGGGGGTAGTTTACCTGCTCCCACGCTACGTTGATACGACCTGCACTATCTAACAGGCCGCGCTCATCTGCCTCAACGACAGTTGCTGCGGCAGCATTAGACTGCACCACTTTCAAGTTTGTCACAATCATACCACACCTCAACTTTGCTGTAAGAAGCCACTAGTCAGCGACGGAAGTTCATATTGTAGGCCGGCCATTCCATTTGAGCTTACACCGTTATTTCCTTGTTGATGTTGCTCTGGCTCAGGTTGTCCTTGCTCTGGCGCAACTTTCTGCTGAAGTTGACTTACAGGGATAATAATGTTGCTTAAGCCCCGCTCCCCAAGTGTGTAACGCCAAAGGTACCGTACAAACTCAGCAAAGTCAGGGACATAGCCTTGTTGTTGCAGACTCCGAAGTATCTGCGGTTGAGAAAGCAGGTTAAAAAAGATAAGCAACTTTTGACTTCGCGCTTGGTCATCCTGGCTCTGCTGTGCACCAACCCACTCGAAATCAAAGTCCCCTGCGATATCTTTACGTCTGATGACACTGCTGACAACCCCACCAGTGTAATTTGCCTTCGCCCCAGCAATGCGCATAAGTTGGGAGTCAGGGATGAACTGCATACTCACTTTGTAGATGTCATACAGTGATGGTGTCAACACCTCCTGTTCAACCAGCTCTGCCATGTCCTGCACATCAGCCATAGACAGGTTGATTAAGGTGTTGACTGCCCCGCCAGCTCTCGGCATATTCCTGCCAGGCTGGCCCTCAGCAATGGTGCCTGTTCCAGCAAGAGCGTTGATTAGACCTAGTTCAATTTGCCACGCACGTAGTTGGTTTGTTGATGTTTGGTTCGGCTGAAGCAGATTAAGAATCTCTCGTGGATTCCCACCGAGCGACCACTTAGCTCTGCCTTTCATCTTCCAGGTGTCTTTACGAGACCCAGCACTCTCTGACTCGTCAACAGCAACAAAGCCCTGTTCCCAGTCCACAGCATCCTTAAACTGGTTAAAGGTATCATTCTGAACATTGTCCAGCTCTGTAAGGTCATCCATCATGCTGTTGGTGTAGGTCTCACCGGCCAGAGGGCGATGCAGCGCTGTCCGATACATCGGTTCATCATACTCAGATTGCACAAAATTCACAATCCTTGGTCCACCTGTGACATTCCAGGCTATATGAACCTGGTACAGTTTGTCATTACGAGGGAGCCACAGTTCTGACAAAGAGATGAACCCTGCCCCAATTCGTTGCAGCTCATCACCAACTCTGTCTAGTTGAGTTGACAAATCCGCAGATGGCGTTGTGATGCCTTGATACGCAAGCCGTTCAGTAAGGTGGTAAGGCCAAGTAGGCTCAGTTACATCAGACCGCTTTATCTCTGAGACAAGCCCTTTCTGCGCCAGAGCATTGTAGCGCTCATAGCTGAAAAGGAAGTCTTCAAAGATCAATTCTGCATGATCAACGCTTTCAGAAGTCTCAGGAAAGATATAGAACGCGAAAGGGTCAACAACTCTCTGGTACGGCCATACTTGCCCATTGCGGACTTGTACGGAAGTTTTCAAGATGCAAATACCGTACATAAACATGCTACGTACCAGCAAATTGATATTGCTGCGTGAGCGTATTTTACGGCGTAAGATATAATCCATAAACTTATCGCAGTTGGCGACAATTTCAGGAAGCACATCAAACCCAGGTAGCACTTCAAAACACTTCTCATTAGGTGTCAGCAGGGACACAGCCCTGACTACTGTGCGCTCGGCAGCACGCCGGCCTGCAGGAATATTGTATGTGCCACCAGCGGTATCTGTCGGCCTGTAATGCTGCTCAAAGCGTAGGCTCATCCATGCCCTACGTGCACGCAGCCATGTTTCCTCAACAACCCTACGACGGTGCCGTATGCCAATGCACTGTTCTGTCAAGACATTGCGAAGCTGTTGTGCTAACTCAGTCTCTTGCGCTTTCGGCATAGGCTCCAACTTGCTGTCTTTTTAGGTCAATGTGAACAATTACTATCATAAACCATACACATCCTGCATCAATTTGTCAAGGCATGTCCCATCTCGGCATCTGTCATTTCCATCCATGCCCACGGCTCTGGGCGCTGTCGTGGACGCCTGGCTTCTGGAGTATGCTTCTGATACTCCCACGGAATACCCCATTTCACGAAGTTTTCAGCGGCATAGCGCCAGGCACAGGCTATGTCAGCGAAATACCGATCTTCCATAGGCTTCTCACTCAGCTTCCCATCTCTCGACTTGGTGTATTTATACCCGCCCTGCAAAGCACCAATTAAAACAGGACAATTTTCTGCATCAATACCGATAAGCTCTTGCCCACAAGGACACGGCTTCTTTGGCTTCAGCAAGGCTCGCATATATTGCAGACTTGGTATCAAGTCAAGCCAGCGAAACATGAACGGCATGTGATACTCATCACGCAGAATCTTCATGTCTCCACGTCTGTCTTTGTTACTGCTTGAGCTACGAAACCCTGCCCTATCTCCAGCGTGCAAGATTAACGAAGCGTTCCCGTAGCGTGCTGCAATATGCGGTTGATAGTGGCTTTTGTACAGGTCGTATACAGTAAGACTAAACGCATCAGCTATTTCTGATATAGTCCAAAAGTGATTTGTGCCAAACTCACAGATATGGAGCTGATTAAAGACAACTGCAGGATGATGAAACCCAAAGTCCCAGCCTGTTACTACAGGTAACGTTGGATCATATTTGTACACACCAACATGGGTCTCTTCTTCAAACTGAGGATACACAGGTGAACCGCCATAGGCAGGAATACTCTCGCCAAAGATCACACGGCGGGCTACATTCTTTGATCGACCCATTTTATCTTGGGCTGCCATCAAGCCCATAGCATAGTTTGAACCAGCAAAAGGGTTGTCTGACGTGGCAGATTGAATCCAGCACACTTTGTCAGGACCAAACTTATGTACACCGGGCGTCATACCAAAGAGTTTGTGTAGCCAGTGACCTATAGGAGGTGGGTTTGACCCTACCATACCTCGTAAGCTGCCATGTGGCCGTAACTCAGCATGGTAAGTGCGTGGGTCAAAGCGCACATGAGGTAAACGTAAGCGAGACAGCAGCCCTGCATTGGTCTCATTGCCAATGAAGAACTCTTCGTAGGACTCCATAGCATCGTCTACCAAGAACCAGCCATGTGAAGCACCAAGCCCACGAGACCAATTCTTACCCTGGATTGCTTTCATCTCACTATCATTATGAAACAAAATCTCTGTGTAGTCCCCCTGAGTCTTCTTACCCCACTTTGGCTCTGGGATGATTTCTTTCTTCACAAGTCGCTTAATTACAGCTTTGATGTCTCGCCAGGTACTGTCAAAAAGATCATCATAGTGCAAACGAGAGACCACACCTTTGTTTTCATTTATGGTCAGTGATAACCACACTGCTTCAATGGCTAAAGGCAAGCTCTTCCCTGACCCTACACCACCTTGAGTGTACAGATATTTCTCTTCAATGTCATGGAGCTGAAGCTGCTTGGGCAGGATATGCTGATGCTCACCTTGCTCTGTACAGTCAGGCAGCATACAGTCAGGGTAGAAGTCAGTCAGGTTATACTTTGTCTGTTTCACAGTACTCACGCCACATATATCCCAGGTTCACACAAAACAAGGTTTCAGTTTAACTGGCCACAGAACACAGTTCACCGCAGCGCCCTGCCCGCAGTGTGGAACCTCCCCCCGGCTCCGCTTTAATTGTACAGACGCCAAAACGACCTGTCAAGGAAAAAGCGACATAGACCACAGCCTCAGCAAAATGGCCCTTTCTCAAAATGGAGTTAAGACAAAAAGGTATAAAAAGTGGAGCTAAAAGGTGCTTAAAAGTTTTCACTAGTGGCACAAGGTACTATGTTTAATTTGCACTCTATTCTCAAGATTATTTTTTTTCAGGGAGCTGAAGCTGAGGAAAGACGCCACACAGCGATATTGAGAATCAAAATGGGCTGTGCAAAGTTATTACGATTTCCAAGTGTTTTGTCAGGTTTCAGTATAAAAAGGTCTCATTTGCATAAGTTTCAGCATGTTGAGGTATTAACAGAATTTATGGGGGTTACAAAAATGGCTGTAAGTTGTTGATTTAAAATATAGTTTACTTAGAATGATGGTTACATTACTTTTAGGTCAGGGATAATAACGGCTGTAAGGTATTGATTTTGTTGTAGCGTAGTTTTATTGTGGTTTTTACTGTAGTACTGTGCAGGTTTCAACGTTTTTTCTTGCATAGTTCACTGTTTTACGATAGGTTTATATACCTTTCTATCACTCTAACACCAGGCAGAAGCGCATTTTTGAGGTATCTCATGGCATTTGGCGCATTAGAATTACCTGAGCCCAACATGGTTGCTGCATACCACTTCACTGATGACGAGATACAGACCGTTGCCTACTATCTCACCCCAGTCGGCAGTGATCCCGCAAAGCCAGATCACGTTAAGCTTGGAGCTAAGTGTACCCTGGAAAATGGTGAAGTTTACGGCAGTTCTCTCCAAATCCCCTTTGCAACATTGAAGCAGTTGGTGGAAGCCTGTGAAAAAACTGCTCAACAGCACTGAAACCGCTGATATTGTCACTGTGTTGAGTTCTGAGCTTGTGGCAAGTGTTATGGAGCGGTATTTTAATGATGTCATGTTCAATGTAGCCACCATGGGCACGGTAAAGGTCACTGATCTACAGGCGTCTGGCGATGGGTTTATGTTTAGCCTGGCTTTTCAGCCACTTCCTACAGCAGAAACAGCATACAGCACTAAGGCTCACAGTAACGGCACTCCACTCCAGACAGCACAGGCACTCATCTCTGTGCCCTCTGTGCCCTCTGTGCCCTCTACAAAGGCCAAACAGCATGCTTAAGAAGACATTTCTGGCCCTTACAAGTGCACTGCTGTTGTTCGGTGTACTGACCTTTACTTTGACATCCCAGAGCCAGACCAGTTTGACATATAGAGAAATCTTGAACAGAGTATGGGACAGAACTAACCATAGGTTACTGGCAACTCCACAGGTCACAGCACAAACGGGCACCTTTGGTACAGAGACAGAGATATGGAATGATGTCTTTGACACAGTTAATAACAAAGTTAGGATGAGCGGGGCTGTACCTATCTATGATAGCACAGAGACTCTGCCCACACCCTGTGTGACGGGGGATATTGCTGGGGTTCCTGGCACTGCGAGCCTTTTCACATGTGATAGCAACACTGTGTGGCAAGTTCTTGTCCAGGGCAGCAGCAGTGGAACTGTGCAGACAACGGGAATTAGAACATCTGCAACTGACATTCTGTCATCGAAGCCTGCTGTAAGGCTTGTCTCAGGCAATGTAGCGTTAGATATTGACAATGTTCTCTGTATTGATCCCGGTACGACAGGCAGCGCTGTGACCTTGCCAAGTGCAGCAACAGCTACAGCAGGGGAATACTGGATTTATATATGCACTGATGTTACAGGCACAGTTACACTGATACCAAATGGAACTGATAAGATAAATGGAGTAAATACTAGCCAAAGTATAACTGGGCTTCACAGTTACTTCCATGTTAAATTGTTACAGTCCGCTGCAACAGAGTGGTTAGTTGCTAAGTCTGTGAATGATACCCTACTTGGCCCTAACTTACCGTCATGTATACAGAGCGGCGGAGATGTGAACAACGCTTCTTCAGGTTCAGGTAGTTATTTCAACCACTCCTTAAGTTGTACCGTGCCTACAGCATTGATGACTGCCAAAGCTTACCTTGATGTATGCCATGCTTTTACCCTGGTCACAGGCTCCACAGCACCTACAATACAATTTCAACTCCGTGCAGGGTCTGTACAGATAGCTGAGAGCCCTACACTTGCACCAGGAAACAACGTGACGGCCAATACCATCACAGTTTGTTTTACAGTATTATTTGATGCAGCCCAAAGTGCGTCAACCAACACCTTTTCCCAGGTTACAGGCTGGACAAATATCAAGGTGCAACCTGTGGCAGTAGCCACCAATGCTGATGTCGCTTTTACTGTTGGAACAAAATGGTCAGGTGCTGGTACAGGGACACAAACAGCAACGCAACGATTTACAACATATAGAATATTTAGGTAAGGATGCATCTATGCACATCAAGGTAGTAATAGCATTATTCTTCTTACTAATTACCTTACCTAGCTATGGCTATGCTGTAACGTATTACGCAGAGAAAACAGCAACATGTGCAGGGTGTAGTGATGCAAACAGTTGTGCTACAGCGCAAACTATCACCACAGGGAAGGCGACAATTAATGCAGGTATTTCGTGTCTGGCTGCAGGAGATACTCTTGAAGTGGGTACGGGGACCTATGATGAATTAATCAGGACGCATACAGGGTTCTGTACAGGGTATACCTGTAATTTAGTGCCTAGCGGTACAGGTTCAGGTGCTAGGACAACGTTGAAGGCTCAAGCAGGCGAAGCACCTATCTTACGCCCACTTACAGGGGGCAACAGTGCCGTCATCTATATCGGCAGCGCTGCCGGCACAGGGAAGCAGTGGATTGATATTGGCGCTGTAGGGCAAGGGTTTGACATTGATGCAGGGCCATGCTCTGGGAATCCAGGGACAACAGGAACCTGCACAGGGGTGAATGTTGGAGAAAATAGCAACATTACCACCAATAATATCCGCATCATTGGTAACACCATACACCATGCCCACTCTGCCACCGGTACAGGGTGTGTTTTGATTCGTGGTGGTGCAAATAATATTACTGTGACCAGAAATACGATGCATGATTGTGGGCGAAACAGGTCATCTCACGGTATCTATAACTCAACAAATAATAACACTCTTACATACAATACCATAACTGACAGTGGTGGAGCAAACATTCATAACTTTTGTAATGGCACCTCTATCTATCAGACCTGTTCAGATAACACCATCTGCTGGAATACGCTTCGGCGGAATGGCAGGTATGATCCAGGCAACCCTGTGTCAAACGTGGTACTCTCTGGTGATCGTAACTTATTGTGCAGTAACATTATCACTGAGAGCGTTAAGCATGCCGTTGTTATACAGTATAATACACCTAATGATAATAAGGTTTATAACAACACAATTTATGACGCTACAGACTATGGTATCTTACAAACAGATACCTTCAGCAGTCCACTCACTGGCAATGATATCAAAAACAATATTGTACGCAACACGTTAGCTCCAGGGATACAACTGTCCGGCACAGTTACCGGCACGCTGAGTGCTACAAACTTAGGTTGCGGTACAAAAACAGCAGCCGGTGTTGGGTGTGAGTTAACATCAAACCCGTTATTGGTTGCTCCACCGAGTAATGTGCACTTGAACACAGGTAGCCCGGCAATTGATTATGGTACAAATCTCATAGCGACAGTGGCAACAGATATTGCTGGACTTCCTTACAGTGACCCTATGGAGGCAGGAGCGTATGACTTTGCTGAGGTCGCACCGAGAGTTTTAGTGTTTACTACTCCGCCACAAAGTAGTGTTGAAGGTACCACAATGTTGCCTGTAGTTGCAGCGGTACAGGATAGCAATGGTGTATTGCAGACTACGCATGCAAATAACTGTGTTATAGCTAAGCAAAGTGGACCAGGCACCCTGAGCGGTACAACTAACGTAGCTCCTAGCAGTGGTATATGTACCTGGTCTACACTATCCATAGATACAGATGGTACATATACTTTGGTAGCCACTTCACCAGGCTCACCTACTGTGACGCAAGTTATCAGCCCCAGTTTCACTGTAACTAATGCTGTCACAACCTTCACTCATCGCAAAGTGTACATGATTCAATAGCTTAGCTAGCTTCACTACTTCACACAAGGCTGCACTGTACTGTACTCTGTCAGCGATAGAACAGAGCACTATCCTGATTAAGTATGGTGCAGTACAGCTTTGCTGTTTTAACTTTGCTTCAGCCTCTTGCCTGCACAGGGCTATAGCCCACAGATCCACAGCACTGTCAGCCTACACAACAGATCCACTGCACCCTCAGCACACGCTTGCCGCAAAAAATAAAATTTGTGTCTGTGTCTGTACACTGGGGGTGTGAGGGGGCTATTAGGCATATGCCTATGGGTTCCCTGGACACAACTCTGGTCTATGGCTAACAGTACTACATGCTCAGCTGTGCAGTGTAGCTAGAGCGAGGGCAGGTAGGACTGTAGCTAGGACTAACAGAGCTAAGGCTGTGTAGCACAGGCTATGCTGCTAGGTTGGTCAGGCATACATGCTCAGTTGTGCAGTGTAGCTAGGTTAAGTTAAGCTATGCCTACTCAGCCTAAGGTTATACCATACTGACCGTGGACTGTGCGGCCCTGTTCCATAGTGCTGATAGGCCGATGTAACGTGTGTTACATGGCTGTAACACTAGTGACGCCCCGAAGCCACCTCCCCTGCACAAGCCCATGACGCACTTTACCTTGCCTCCGTACCAAAGGAACATCTGCACCATCGCTCCCCACACTGGCTAGTGTTCCACGTGGAACATCAATACCTTACACCAGCCAGTGTACCGGAGTGTGGCACAGCGCTCCACACGCATCACAACAGATAAATCAGCTCCTGTTGTGCTCTGGTCACCGCCACATACTCCACATTGCGCTCTTGTTCTACCTGCCACTGCTGCTGTGCTCTGCCCCTGCACTGTGCAAACAGCTCTGGCTCTAGGAGCATAGCACGTCTCGCTTCCAGACCCTTGGCTTTATGCACAGTGGTGAGGCACACTCCACGCCCTTGTTCAAACAAGGTATCAATAGCCAGCCCCACTGCATCAACCGTGTCACCAGTGCGACACTGCCCACAGAACACCATTAAACTATCATATTGGTCTGTAATCCGCTGCGCTTTCACCTCATCTTCCTTACGATGCGCTAAGGAGATCTGACTCTCTCGCCACAGCTCAAGCCTGGCACGTAACTCCCCTACTGTGCTCGCCTGTTGCTTGCGGACCAGCGCTACAAGCCCCGTGCCAATGTCCCTCCCTCTGACATAGCATGGTTTACCCTGCTGCAGCAGCCTATACGCAAGCTCGATTAATGGCTTATTAAACCGGCACATAATCAATGTTGCGGCATTGAACGCCTCAGCGCTGACCGTACTATACCTCACAACACCTCTGTGATTTTGTGTCCATGGCTCTATCTCACGATAGATACGCTGGGCATTCTGCACCACCTCTGTCCCACAGCGGTAGCATATTGACAGTGGGAGCTCTACAGTATTGAACTGCTGTGCCAGATACTCCATTGCATTAGACATGGCACCGCGAAACCCATAGATACTCTGGTGTGTGTCACCAACGAACACAAACTTATCTGCTTTGATCTTACGTACCATCTGGGCTTGCACAGGGCTGAAATCCTGCACTTCATCACAAAGCACATGGTCAAAGTGTGGCATAGTGAGGTTAAACAGTGCAGGCCAGCGTATTTGATCCGCAAAGTCAATGCATGTTGTGTCCTTGTCTGACAACTCAAGACAACGCACAATATCATTGTACATACCAGGGTACACATCTAAATCATAAGTCGCTACCATATCCTCATAGTCTTGCAGAGACAATGTGCCGACGGCATCATAGATCTTTGCTGTGTCAACAGCCTTGATTAAACTCCACTGTTCTTTTCTCAGTTTCTTCTTGATATCAAACCTAGCGCTCTCAGGTACAGGTTTATATTTCCTCGCTATAACCTTAACCTTGTTTGTATCAAGTCTAATGTTGGGGTAGGCTCTCGCTATAATCCTGTGGCCTAGGCCATTGAGTGTTAAAACTGTACTGTCTTGCTTCTGTGCCAACTTACCTTCCGCTTCGACCTGGTTCTGTTTGTTAAACACCAGATATAAACATTGTTTATCTGTCAAGCCCCACATATGCTGTATATTGGTTGTTTTGCCAGAGCCGGGTACCGCTTCCACTTTCAGGTTGTCAGCAGTATGTAGGTAGGCATCGAAGATAGCGTTGCTGTAATGAGACCATTGCATAGTTTATTCCTTACTCTGTCTCTTTGGTATGTAACTCCACACCGCGTCATCGCCTGGCTCACTATATACATACACCTCTTCACCACTTGCTCTGCCATAACTCTCCTCTAACATAACTTTATATCTTCTAGCTATGGCTATGGCCTTTTTCTTTGACGGACCAATATGCGCAATACCCATATTACCAACTAGGACAGCATATTCCATTTTACATGTTTCCATGCATGACCTCTCTAATCAATGTAGTAAGTCCTCTGCTGAGGCATATCTTCTGCCATACCTCAAGTTAAAAGTTGAGTTATATACAGTTTCTGGTTCTTCAGAGGAGTTAAGTTTATACTTAACTATGACTATCTCATTGCTTTCTAACTTCCCAAACTCCTCAAGAAGTTTATAGGCTTCAGGTTTCGAACTAGCAATACTGATAAATCCTTTTTCTCCATAACCGAAGTCTTCATAAATGAGATACACATGAGCTATTTCTTTAATCATGGTCTGTTCCTTTAATCATGAGAGCACTCTATAGGTTAATTCAAACCCCATCTGTCAAGCACAGCCCATACGGCGCTAACACTCTATCAGCTTCAGTCATTGCCTCACCAAAGCAGGCATGAAGTCTCTGCTCTACTACGTCATCGCTCGCTACAGGGTCAAACAGGGTGACTGTCACCCGCTTATCAGGCATGACATAGAACACATACTGCAATATTGTCACATGCGCATTGTATGGGCTAGAACCCTGTACAAAGAACTGTGCTTTAATCATAGACCACACCATCCTGTTGAGGTACATACTCCCACACCACGGTATCATCACACAGCACCACAACTTCCTCACTGGCAGAGCTACCATACTCTTGCCGAGACAGCCCTTTATAATACTGTGCTATACGCATAGCTTCAGTTTTGACCGAACCGTTGTATACCTGACCCACATTGTTTACAATAACCACATAACTATTTTTCAT